TCATCCAACGAGCGAAAAATCTTCCCGGAACTCCGCGCTAATCGTCGCCGGGTTCGACCGCGTGCGGCTGTATTTTTTGCACTTCCACTGGCGTTCAACGTCATCCGCCAGCGTGAACAAAAACGGCGTATCGCCGCCCTTGTCGCGCAAGAACGTCTCGATGGTGTTGGCCTGATCCGGCGTGAGCGTATCCCATCGCAGCGACACCACGTCTCGAATATGGTTCAGGCCGTCGCGGGTCGCTTGGGTGTAGCCGTCTCCGAACTCGGCTTCTAGGACTCGAAACTCGGGGCTGTTTTCAGGACTGGGGCTTGGCCGCACCGGGGGATTGAAAGTGTCGAGCGCCATTGGCTGCTACCTCTTGTTGACGTTCTGCAACAGCCCACCGGGTCGCATCTGACTGCTAATCGCTGCGGTCATGCGCGCGTCCAAGTGCTCGCTAATCGCCCTACTCACCTTGTCCGCCAAGTCTTGATTCTGTTGCGGCGTGCCGGCGCTACCCTCGACCTTGACGCTGATTGCCGGCGCATAATTGACCGTAGTCGGCGCTGAAATGACGCTTGCGCCGGCAATGTGCAGGTCCGGCATACTTGGGGCTGGAATGCGCGGAACGATGTTCGGCGCTTGGCTCACATACCCGCCGCTGGCGAGACGGCGCACGCCACGGCGCTGTTCTGCCGGCACGTCGTCCTTGTTGATTGCCTCTAGCAGCCGCCGATGCTTAGCCGTGGCGCGAGCGTTCACCACGTATTCCCCATCGCTCAACCGGGCTGGAATGGAGTCGGACCTACCCGTTCCAGGCCCGCGCACATAGCCGCCCTCCGCAAAGCCAAAGAACTTGAACAAGCCGCCAAGCAACCCGCCAATTCCGCCCCCGCTCGCGCCGAAGCCGAACATATTTCCGAGCGGGCCTTGGCCAAGGATCGCCGCTTGCAGCACCATGCGAATCAGCATTTTCAGCGCGTCATTGAGAACGTCGGTCCAAGTTTTTGTCCCCTCTATCAGCCCTTCCAGACTCGACACGCCAAGGTCGCCAAGCTGTTGCTGTAGATCGATCAGCCTTTGATGCTCTTCCTGCGCCCGCTGTAGCGCGACCGTGGCGTTGGCACGCTTGGTCGCCTCTTCATCGATTTGCCGCAGCACCGTATCTGTGATGCGGATGCCTTCGGCCTTGGCCTGATTTACCAGCCGCAGGGCTTCGGCCTGCTTGGTTGCCTCGAAAGTGGATTTGCCGACCAGCTGTGCTTCAAGCCTAATTTCATCGGTGTTTAGATCGTACGACTTTAAGGTTTTTTGAAACTGCTTCGCCTTCTCGGCGCGGTCGTGTTCGACCTTGTCGGCCTTCTCCGCGTTCACAATGAAGGTGGCGATGCCCTTGGCCTGCTCTTTTGTTAGTTCCGTGCCCTTGGCGATTGCATCGTTGTAGATTTTTTCCGCTTCAGTTTGAATCTTCCGCGCGTCGGCGGACATGCGGTAAAGCCGGGTCTGCTCACGGATGTAGCCTTGGGTCTGCGCGGCGCGAAGCGTCGGATCGTTCAGGGCTGCACGACTCGCATCTTCATAGCTAGGCGGTTTGCCAAGCATCGCCCGCAACTTTGCGTCGGCAGAATCAGCCGCCAGCGAATCAACGGCGCGCTTGGCTTCCTCAACCGCAGCCCGCACACCGGCTAGCGTATCGAGCAACGGCGCGAGCCTATTGGCGAGTTGCTGGAATTGCGGATTGGAGTTGGCTAGCTCGTAAAGCTTGTCCTTGGTCGCGAGCGCCGATTGCGCCGTGTCGCCAAGCCCGCTTTTGACGCCTTTCAGCGCGTCGGTAATGGGATTATCGCGACCACGGAAATGCAGGTTTGCGCCGCCAATGGCCCGGTCTAGTGAGGCGTTGATTTCTGCGGCGACGGTTGCAATCTCGCGCGCGTCGGCCTTCAGTTGAAGCGTGAGGCGGTTTGTTTCGGTTGCGACAAATTGATTGGCCGCATCTTTACTCGCCGTGCCCGCGCCAGCCGCCGAAGACTGCACCCGGTCCAATGCAGCGGCGTATCGCTTCGCCTTATCCTCTGCTTCGGCGGTTCGGATTGTCGCAATCGAGAACGCCAGCGCCAAGCCGGCGAGCGCAAGGCCCACGGGTCCGCCAAACAGCGACGATGCAGCTGCGAAGCCTCGCAACGCCAGCGCGCCGGCTTGTGCCCGCGCAGCCGCAGCGACAATCGCCACTTGCAGACCGTTCACCCCCACAACGGCGGTTCGCATGGCCGCAACCGACGATAGCAGGGCCGTTGTCATCGGAGTCAGGCCGCGAGCGATTAGCGCGGTAGCAAACGCGGTCCCGAGTAGCAACACAGCGTCGGCAACCAAGTCGAAATGCTTCGCCAGTTCCGACAAGCCGGTGCTGATCCGGGTCGTTATGCTAAGCGCCGCATCGGTACTGCCGACGTACCTGATTAGCGCGTTATTGACGCGGGTCAGGGCTTGGCCGACTGTATCGGTTGCCCGACTGGCCTTGTCCTGTAGCTCGCCCATGCCGCGCAGGAACGCGCCGAAAAACTCCGCAGATGTAACCTTTCCCGCGTTCACTAAAGTCCGCAGCTTCGCGACCGAACCGCCGGCTTCCTCCAAGCCGCTCGCGACCGCTTGCAAGATCGGACGCGCGCCCTCCATGACCGAATTGAACTCTTCGGCGTGAACGACGCCTGATCCGAGCAATTGCGAGAGTTGAAGCAGTGCGCCGGACGCTTGCTCGGAACTTGTGCCCGCGACCCGCAATGCCAGTGCAACGCCTTCGGTGAATTGCGTGGTCTGTGCCTCGCTCGCGCCAAGCTCGCCGGCAGCCTGCTTCACCTTGCCGTAAAGCGAAACCAGCGGACCTAGGGCCGTGCCTTGGCGTTGGGCGATTTGAAAAACGCGGTCTAACGTCCCGGCAACTTGATCGTTGGCGACCCCGGCAGTTTTCAGCGCGTTCTGTGCCTTGGTCCATGCTTGCGTGTACGCTAGAACCTCTTTCGCACCCAACCCCACACCAATAGCGCCAAGTGCCTTTGTCGGCGTCAGTGTGCTGAAAATGTTGGACAGCTTGTCGCGAGATTGTTGCGCGCGGCGTTCAATGGCAGAAAAGTTGGTGCTTGCGGTGCGGCTGGCACGCTGAAAATTGCGCTCAAAATCCCGGATACGGGCTTCAAGTTGGACAACGAGTTGTTCTGTATCAGTCTCAGCCATTACCACACCAAATCTTGAACTGAAATGTTCGGATCATCGTAAAGCGAACGATTGCTGTCGCCGACTGCGGCGCGAGCAACGGCCATCCAAGTTGCAAAGGCGCCGTCAATGCGCCCGGTGCTCTTGCCCTTGTGCATCGTGCGGTTGCCGGCAGTGTCGGTACGGATTGAGACGTTCGCGAAGCAGTGCCGCAGTGCCGGGTTGCCGTCGTGCTTGAATGCGCCGCTGATAACCGCGCGCTCTAGCTCGTTAAGGGCTGGAGATTGCGTCACCCATCCAAGCTGCATGGTGACGACGGGAAAGCCGTCATCAAGCAGCGGACCCATGACCGGCTGTGCATAGGCGCGGTCAAAAGCAATCTCGCGAACGTCGAAACGCTCGCAAAGATCGCGGATGGTGTGTTCAATCTCGCGCGGATCGATGGCATTGCCGGCAGTGCCTTTGATGTAACCCTGTTCCGCCCATTGGACGTACGGCGCTTGATCGCACTCGCCGCAGGCCCGCAGGTTGTCGCCTGGAACGAACAGGAACGGCACCACGACGTAGCCGCCGTCATCCTTGAAGCAGGCAACTACGGCCGTCATGTCGGTCGTGCTCGACATATCGACCGCAATCCAGCACGGCTTACCGGCAAGTGTGTCTAGCTCAATCGGCTCAGCGCAAGTGTCGTAAAGCGCCATATCGAGGAACGGCGACAGACTCGAATCGAGCCAAACGTTCAAGTTCAGTTGCTTGAACGCCTCACGGTCGCCGGGACGGTCCTTTGCTTCGCGCGCCAGCTTCCGCAGCCCTTCAAGCGACGGGTAGCCGTACCGCAGACCCGGATTGACGCGGTGCCATAGGGCTTCGTCCTGCCAATTATCATCGGCCGAAGCCTCGAATAAAATCGGTAGGAACGACTCGTTGTGAAGCTCGCCGCGAGCGATCTTGCGAGCGTAATCGACAAGCTCGAAACAGACGTTCTCCTGCCCGCGTCCGGCTGTGGTCGCGATCACCATGAGACTGCCGGCAGTTTTGGGCAGCCCGGACGTGATGACTTCCCATAGGTCGCGGCCTTTCCAGGCGTGCAATTCGTCAACGAGCGCAAATGTCGGGGTACGGCCGTGCTGCGTCGCCGCGTCGGACGAAAGAGTTTCCAGAAAAGTTTGATCGCGAGTGAAAACGAGCCGCTTGGTGCTGTTCACCGCGTCGCTGATTCGACATTCCTTGGCAATGCGCGGGTCTGCCCGCACAATGCCCGTGACTTCGCGGAAGCCGATGGCAGCTTGTTTTTTGTCGCTCGCCGCGAAGTCTACTTCGCCGCTCGGCAGTCGCTCGGGTCCGATGGTGTGCAGCAACGCTAGGGCTGCCGCCAATGAGGTTTTGCGGTTCCCGCGCGGCAGTAGCAGCAAGACGGTTTCAACGATCCTGCGGCCATCTGAATGCCTTGGGCCGTATATCCGCCTAACGATACGCTCTTGCCACGGGTCAAGCTGGAACGGGTGCCCGCGCGCTGGATTCTTTGGATGCTTCAAGCGCCGCAGGAACGTAACCGCGCGCTCGCCGTAGCCCATAGGGTCTGCGATAGGCGAGTCATTGAACACCCATTTCGGCAAGGTACTGGCCACAGTCACACCGCTAATGGGTTGTCGGAATCGGTGTCGGCATCGTCGCGCACGCTTGGCCTGCTACGGCTAACCGGCGTTAGTCCAATCTCTGCGGCTATCTGGCGAGCGGTCTGGATTGCTTTGTCCTGCATCCTAAATAGCTTCGGATCGATCATGCCCTTGTCGGCTTGGATCAGCCGCTCAACCTCGCGAACCCGCCCGGACGCGACACAGAAAGCCTCGACCATTGCCATGTCGCTATCGGTCAAGATGCGACGTTCGACCAGTAGCGGCATGATGCGCCGCCATTCCGCCTTTGCGTCGGCGGATAGCCAGGCCGGCGCACGCGGCACACTGGCGATGCTCGCCGCGTCGGTTACGAGATTATCGGGCTTGCGTCCCCTCATGCCGCCCTCGCAATGCACTTGATTTCCAGGCCGCGACGCCGCCCTAGCTCGCGCGTTTCTTGAATATCGAACGCCTGCCCGTCGTAGCTCACGCGGTCGGAAACGGTCACGCCGGCAAGGTAGTGGGTGCGAAAGATGATGGTGTTGCCGGACTCCGCGCCTGCGCTGTCACGGATGAACTCCGCGACCGACTGATTGACGATTTCCGCGCGCAAGGTTGCGACCGTTGCCCATGCGAGCGACGGCGTTCCGGCGTCGTCAATGGTTTCGGCTGCGCGTTCAATCGTAATGATGCGGTCTAGCTTGCCGCTGCGGATCATGCCGGCAATTCCTCGATAGTGGCGCGGATTGTTAAAACGCCGTGTGCCGTCACACCGTCGGGGTCGCGCATAAACCGTGCGTTCTCAAAGCGCATATCGAGACATTGGAACCCGTCGCGGCTCCATGTCTGGCCACGCAAGGCGTTCCGCATAGCGCCGGCAATCAGCTTCGTATTGGCCAGCCCGTCGCGGCTCCAAACGTGCAGCGTGCCGTACAGTGTGGAATAGCGGTCAACTCCCGCAACCTCGCCTAGCTGTAGCTCTTGCGCTTCCCCAATGCTGATTGTCGGGAAGCGTTCGGGTGCGCCGGTGACTTCAAGAATGTGGGTTTCGGGCACGAGCGCCAGCACGTCGGGGTTAGCGATTAGCAGCGCGCGGGTCGCTTTCTGGAATGCAAGCGCCGCGCTCATTTCGCCCATCCATCGCGCACAGCCTTGCCGATTGCACGCTTGATGCGGGTCGCCATGCGCTTCCTTAAGAGCCTGTACGCCACGAAAAAGAACGGCTGTGCCGGTGTTCGGCTAGTCCCGAACTCAACCCATCTGGCGTAAAACGCGCCTTTGTCGCCAGCGACTACCTTGCGCTGCAATTCATGATCGCCGGGTTCACTATGAATACTGTCAATTAGCTTGCCTGTAAGGCGCGACGATTCGGCAAGCGCCTGCATGGTGCCGACAAGCTCATTGCCGGACTTTTCCAGCGCCGGCTGTACGGCTTCCTTCACAGCCTTGGGAATAGCCGCTAGGCGCTTTTCCAGCCGAGCGAGTTGGGCAGACTTCGCCATTTCACGCCGCTTTCGCGATTAACCGCAACCGCGCTGCAATTGCGGTGCGCCCGGTGTCTGACTGCCCCATGGCCTGAAAATCGTCTGTCATTTGATCGTGGTGCGATTCTAGCCAGGCGTGGAACGTTTCGGGCAGCTTGGCCAGCGCCGTTTTAATATCGTCGGCAGGAATGCCCCGCTCGCGCATGCAGCGGGCAAGAACATCGCGAGACGAGCGAACGAACGAAAGGTTGTTAACCCCGCCGGTATGATGTCTGCGGAGAATCCATTGCAGCCCGTCGCTTGCCAGCGACCAATGCGGGTTGATTTGTAGAAAGTGCCTGTCACGCATAGTTAGAAACTCCATTCCTGATAGCTGGCGATTAGGTCGCGCACGCCTAGGGGCAATTCCATCGGGACCACGCCGCTCGCGCCGACGATGGCTGCTTCGCGGTTCTCATACCAATTCGCGGCTAGCAATTTGATCGCTTCCTTGATCGCCGCTGGCACCGCATCTGCATCGCCGTAGCCGGCGCTGTAGGTCACGGTCACAGCACCGGCGACGCATGCCGCGACTGGCCAGCACGTTCCGGGTATCGGGTAAATCAACGTGCGGCGTTCGACGTTAAGCGG